TCAGGACAGCCAACAGCCCGCCAAAGACGTGGGCTGCGTCAGTGCCAACGTGTCGACGCACTTCTTCGAAATAGATCGCCTCGATCGGACCGCTGAGCCGGTCGATCTCCGTCAGCCAGTTGGTGAAGCGCAGATAGCGCATGCCACCACCGTCATAGCGGCTGGGCTTGAAGCTGACAGTGCCGCTGGTGATCAGGCTGGTGTGATCGCGAATGGCCCAGCCAGTCGTTGTGCCGAGGTCGAGGGCCAGGATTGTGCGCTTGGGCCGATCAGGGTTGTCTACGGTAGCATCATTGACGGGTCTGACGGGTATTCCCCTATCAGCCGTTTGTGCGCGCACATGCGCGCGCGTAACGCCTATATAGGGTGAACCCGTCAAACCCGTAAATTGGTCTGTTTTCGTTGGCATTTTGTCACTCCTGCGCGAATAGGTCATGGTTACTGTCTTGAATGCGGATTCCACGAAATCCGCGGGCTTTGCCGTTGCTGTTTTTCTCGAAGCCCCTGGTGCTCAGAGCCTCAGAGAAGCGCTTCATCGAACCGGCGTATTCGCCGTTCGCCTCGGCCCAAGACTTCCAGCTGTTGAACAGCTCTGTTGAACCGGCCCAGTAGGTCTTGTTGCCGGTCTGGCAGCACTCATCGATCCAGCGCCCCAGCGCGTCCTCGGCCTCGAAGTAATCGTCGGTGGCGGCCATCACGGCGGGCGGCGGGCGCAGGCCGGTCTTCTGCCACTCGAGGCAGCCCTGCAGCGCCCAGGCGAGAATGCCGTCACGTTCAGCCAGCAGGCGATCCGGCAGACGCTTGTCGCGTTTTGCGGCGGGGATCGTGACGGTGAACGGCACCATGTGCAGACGCCGCTTCATCGCCTCGTCGACGTTTCGGATGGAGGGCTTGTGGTTGCCGACGACCAGCAGCTTGAACTGCGGCATGAACTCGAAGAAGTCCTGCCGCATGAACCGGGCGGTAATCTTGTCGCCGCCAGTCAGCGCCTTGAGCTTGCTTTCGGCCCAGCGGCTGCCTTGTTCAGTCTCGATCGAGGTGACAACACGGGCGCCCCGCAATCCCGCCATGTCGGTGGGATGGCGGTCGCCATTGGTCGCCATGAACATGTCCATCGCCGCGACGGTGGCGTAGTCACCCATGATCTCGGTCAGCGTGTTGGCAAAAACCGATTTGCCGTTGGCGCCGGTGCCGTAAAGGAAGAACAGGGCGTGTTCGGTGGTGATCCCAGTCAGGCAGTAGCCCGCCATTCGCTGGAGATAGGCTTGCAGCTCGACATCACCGCCCGTGACGGTGTCGAGGAATTGCAGCCAGACGGGGCAGTCACCCGCTGCCGATGCACCTGCGATCTTGGTCATGAAGTGGAGCGGATCGTGCTCGGATTCCATGCCACTGCGCAGATCAATGATGCCGCCGACCGTGTTCAATAGCCAGGGATCGCGATCCCAGATTTCTGTCGTGCTGGCATGGCGGCGGTCGGATCGCGCCAGACGTTCGACTGCCGAGATGGTCGCAGCACTGGACAGTTTGGTGCGGATTTTCGCGGAGGCTGAGCGGCGTGCCGCTTCCCGGCAGATGCGCCGCGCCAGATCAAAGGCCTGCAGCGTGTCCTCGCGCCGCCAAAGGGCGCCCGTCCAGGTCAGCCATTGGCCCCAGGGCGCCACGTAGCGCCAGACATCGGCATGGCGCACTGCAAAGCCGTCCGCCAGCGCATCCTCGGTGAACTGCACGGGGATCGGCCCATCGCCCTGATCACCACCACCAGCGCTGCCACCGCCACCATCATCTCCGTCGCCCATGTCCCCAGCGACATCGCCATAACGCTCTGCATCTCGCTTCCAAAGCCGTTCAGCTTCCAGGCGCAGCCGGTCTTCGGGCCAGGGCGGGTCTATGCGAGCCGCGTTATAGGCGACCATCTCCTCCCAGGCCTGCAGGGGCGTGACATGGCCCTCACGGCAGCGCCTGATCCAATAGCCGATCACGCGGGAGAGCGCCTCAAACCGCGTCTCACCATCGGCGCCGCCCTCGCGGATCTTGCGGGCGAAGAGCTCGGTGACCGCCCCGCGGCCCTCGGGGGCGCCGTTGAAATCGAGCTCATCAAAAGCCGCACCGTCGAGCGGCGGCATGGCAACGATCGCCTCAATCAACTCGCCGAGGTCGAAATCCCAATCATTCTCGGCCACGATCTCGACCAGGCGCTGCACGCCGTTTTTGGCATGGACGGAGCCTGCAACCCGGATGGGCTGGTGGGCCGAACGAAACGCTGGATCACCGCCAACCTTCGAGGCGATCATGTGGCGCGCGCGACAAGCCCGGGCGATGTCCTCGCCTTCGGCGGGTTCTGTCAGGCGCCAATAGAGGTGGCGCTTGCCTTGCCCCTCGGCAGTGATGCCGCCGGAGGCGACTTCCAGTGTCGGGACGCCGAGATGCTGGACCAGGTGATCCCGCTTGCCGGCGATGTCGCCATGATCAAGATCGATAAGAACGACCTGTGTCTGCACCACGCTCTCTGCCCGGGCATCCGCCGCCGTGGCCACGGTGCCCGGCACGACGAAGAGCGCCATGCCTGCGCTTGCCGCCCAATCGGCCTGAAGGGCGAGTTTAGCCCCAAGGTCGGCATCGGCCGGCAGAAACGGCGTGTGCGACGGGGCGTCGTCCGCACCCTTTTCGGGGAGGGCGCGGACTGGAGCCAGGCCGTCACAATAGCCAAACACCACATCGACGAAGCGGGCGACAATGGCGTGGTCGGGCAAGATTGGCGTAGGCGAAGGGGTATCGGGGATCACGGTCATGACCAGCACCGCGCCTTCCATGCACAAAAGCGGCATTCGAAATGGTCGGGATCGGAGGTCTGGCGCGGCAGCAGCTCGCCGGCGTCACAGGCGCGCAGGATCGTCACCGCCTTGTCACTGGCCGACTGGGCGAGCGCTGCATCGAACGGCACAAGCTCGTGCCATATCTCGCAGGTGTCCTTGTTGATGGCGGTGAAGAGCGCCGGCGTCTCGGTCAGAGCCAGATATGCCTGGTAGAGCGCAATCTGGGCGGCATAGACCGGCTTGGCCTTCGCGACACCGTGTCGGACGATCTCGCGCCAGTTCTTCGCGTTGGCGGATTTGCACTCCCAAAGCGCGGGCGCGGCAAAACCGTCAGGCCCCGCGATGACGACGCCGTCTGCATGTCCCTGGACACGGCCACCCGCCGCGGTGAAGCCGAACTGATCGCCATGCTGGTTGCGCGTGCGCAGATCGAAGCCACCCTTGCGCAGCCAGTCGATCGCAAGGTCTTCGAGAACATGGCCGAGGGCAAAGATGCGCAGCGACCGTCCGGAAAACTCACCGTCAGCGTCACGTGGCGTTTTCAGGTATTCGTATTGCAGCCTGCGCGAACAGCTGTCGCCTAATCGGCTGCCACCCAGATAGTCACGTTGCGCCCGCGTAGCGTTCTCGGCAACGAGGGCTGCATCAATGCGCGCGTTCGCAGTGTCACAGATGCTCGGAGGTTTTTCCCGATGATTGAAGTCAAGTAGCTCGGACATCAGAACGGCACCTCCTGGTCCGGCCGTAAGGCGCTGGCGCGCATCGCCTCCTGGAAGCCGTCGACGGCGGATGTGGCGAGCGCGAGCGCCTGCTGCTCGTTCAAATCCTGAAACCGGGTCGTCCAGCCGATCTCGGCCATCAGTTCGGCCATGTTTTTCAGCGCTGCGCACAGCGCGGCCTGTTCGCGCGGGTCAGGATCGATCATTGCGCCTCCCCGGTCTGGGAGGCGGCAATCGCAGGGTGCTGGCTTTTGTGGAGGTGGGGCAGCTTGTCGGTCATGAGAGAGCTCCTGTGCTCTTCTCACCTACCGGCGCGGTGCCCGATCTGTCGGATCACCCAAAAAACCAATGCGAAATGCGGCCGGCTCGATTTGCCGTGCCGGTCCATTTACTGCCGCGCGACACCCCGTGGAGTGCTGTGACAGTAACAATCATCCACAGAAGAACTTACAGGGAACATTTTCTTGCGCAGATCGCTGGCCAACCCTAGCCTTTATCGTGTCCCGAACCAGAAAGGAGCCGATTCGCCCATGGCATCGTTCAATCCGCGCAGCTTCACGAGCCCAGACCGCCTCAAGAGCGTTTCGGCTCAGCATCTTCTGACCTTTTTCGCAAAATGGCAGGACTATTTTGCCAACCGTGGGCTGACCTTCCCGTCGGAGGTCGATGAGGAATTCCCGTATGATGAGTTGGCCAATATCTTGATGAAGCCAGATGACAAGGTTCCCCAGGACATGGTTGACGCGCTCTATTACGTCCACGAAACCGCCAGCAAGGAGAAAGCCGAGGAATTGATAGACGCGGCCGAACGGGCTGGGCTGTCACTCGAGATTGGTGAGGAGCCCTCCGACGCCGATATCTCACTGCAAATCTGGTTGCATAAACCCGACATACTTCGGCGCCTGCATGCCGAGACAGTGGCGTTCACGCGCTCGCGCTTTATTTATTTTGCCGGCCAGAATGGCCGGTCGCGGCATGCACCCGATCCGTCGGTCGAACAGACCGCCGAAATGCAGGAGATCATGGACCTCTGGTTCGATCGAAAACGGCGGGGAAAAGGGAGCAGGATTTTCGCTTTTCCGCGGGGCTCGAAGACATGGTTCCTTGTGCGTCATGGCGAACCCATGCGGCGAGAGGGCCGTCACGAGGAAGACGGTGGCGCTGCAATCGCATACTACCGTCCGCAAAAGCATGATGTCGTCATCTACGACGGGGAGTCGGACGAGCTGGCGGTGAATGCGGGCACGAAAGGAGAGATCGATCTTTATCTGCGCACTTTTGGCAGGGTCTTGTTCGACACCGAGGAGTATTTTGACAGATCAAACCGCTTCACGCTCGATCCCCTGCTCGAAAAAGGTGCCAAGGCTCTCGAGAACGACACGGTTCCCGAGATTTCGAGGGTCCGCTTGATTGAGATCGAACGGTTCTGGGGTGGGCAAGCCAAGGAAAAGGAAGTCCGCAAGGCGGCTGACCTCTTCCTCGCCTGGGGCGAAGACTGGTCAAGGCGCCTTGCTGGAGGCTCGCTCGATCGCGCAGTCCTAAAGGTTAAATTTGATGGAGACGGCAAGGAACGGACGGTAGCCATTCTCCCCCCGAGCCTTGCACGTTACGATCGCGATGCGGATAGCGACCTGATTGACAGATGGCTGAAAGACCAGGGGTTCTGCCGCGCCAACAGCGGAGACGATGACCATGACGTCGACGTTCTGGATGACGATTGAGCGGATCCCCGGCCATGCGACTGATACGCGTGATTGGCGAAGTAGTCTGGTGGATTGCTGGGACGCAGCCACACGTTATCTGACCGAAGTATCGAAGTTCGCGGATCGCATCGACTGTCCTTGGCCAGGCGGGGAAAATTGCCCCCGCAGAGTTGTGCGGCATAAGGACAGGTCATTTCGCGCGGTGTGTGGTGATCCAGGACAACTCTGCGACAGCCTCGACATAGATTGTGACGAGGTCCGGATACGGGAACTAGACCGCGTCAAGCTGTTTGCCGACATTACCGCAGCACTTGGTCTGGTCTTGACCGAACCTGCGCAGCAGGCATCCCTAATGCACGTCGGTGATCATCCCATTGCGGCAGGCCGAAGTTTCCCCGTTTTCGCCGCCCTCGCAAGCCCACGCGCGCCCCTTAGCCGGGCCGATGTCCTCGAACTCGACCGTCGCAATCTACCATTCATCCTGCTAGTTACATCGCTTCGCGCGATTGACCCCGACGTAGCAGCTTTTCTCAGGGTACGAAAAGGGCGCGTTCTGACATACGCTGAATGCCTCGATTTCGCCGCCACACCCCGCAAGGGCTTTGTTCCTGTCATGCCGCTAATTGATCTCTTCGCGCCTGAGATCGCAGCACTTACGGACGTCGGTGACATCCTCCAACGTCCGGTGATTGCTCTGCCTGCAAATGCGCGCTGGCCCAATCTGCGCTTCATATTTCGCGAGCAGGCTGTGCTCAACGTAAGCTATCTCGGCCAGACTCCATTGCGTCTTGAACCTGACCAGATTGGCATGCGTGACCAGCGAAACGGCAAGCCTAACCGCCAGTGGCGGCTGCTCATGGTTTGCGCAGCGCTCGACGGCGCCCTGCCGCGGTCCTTCCCAGTTTCCACGATCAACGGGCGACGCCCAGCAAGCCACATCCTTCGTATACTTGATGAGTTCAAGCGTGGTTACGACAAGCAGCGCCAGACTCTCACCGCCACATTGCGGGAAAAGTTCGGGATAGAGGACGACCCTTTCCTCGTTCGGGATGACTGCTTCGAGGCCCAGTTTCTTGTCGATGCTCAGGGCCTGCGCCAAGGCCAATCTGATCAGCGCCAACGAAATTTCGTCGACGACGACTGACCCACCCTCAAACTTTTTTCCTTCCACCAACCCCATGAAACCATTTGGTTTTGTGGGGTTTTCTCTGTGCGTTTCTCCCTGATTTAGAGCCCATCCAACGAATTTTCGCCGGTCCCAGACACTCGGGCCGCGTGCCCGTCCACCTGGACGAAGGCGAATCTTCATGGAGCATTTCCAGCACCCCATCACCAACCCGCACTCGCGGGTTTCCCGCAACATCATGGTCCGCGCCGCGCGCCTTGCACGCTGCGGCGCTGTACCCGGCATGACCGCCGAGGATATCGCTCAGGACCTGCGCGAGCATCTCTGGCCCCTCCGTGCCAATAAGAGTGAGACAATTGAGTGGCTGAAGTTTACACTTGAGGGTGTAGGAGAACGAACCCATGGTTATGCCTTCGAAGACACCGCTTTCTGACGATATTGTGTCTGACGATAC